CAGAACTACAGTTAGATAATACAATAACACCTGCAAAAATAAATACTAAAGGTAAAAGTGAAGTTGAAATGTTTGCTGATTATATTGCAGAAAAAGAAGGGTTTAGAAGTGAGGCTTATTTATTAAAAGGTGAAAAAAATTACACTATAGGATATGGACATAATAGTCCAGATGTTAAAAAAGGACAAACAATTACTAAAGAAGAAGCAAAAGAGTTACTATTAAAAGATGTAGAATCTAGAGTTCCAGAACTTCAAAATGCTTTTAAAGACTTTAATAAATTTAATTTAAATTTAAAACAAAATCTTATGTCTTCATGGTTTAGAGGATCTTTAGTAGGTAGTCCTAATACTCGTAAATTAATTAATGCAGGTAAGTTTAAAGAAGCTGCTGATGAATTTTTAAAACATGATGAATATAAAACAGCAGTAGAAAATGAAAAACCTGGTATACGACCACGAATGGAAGCTACAGCAGAAGCTTTACGAAACTATGTACCCAATTAATCTGTGGAGTCTGGGTAGTAGTATCTCTCTGTTAGATCTTTGGGAAGATAAATATGGTCTTCGTGAAGACACGACCAGTCATTCTTTGGATAGTTTTTCGCAGCATACTCAAACGCATTCTCACAATTCACAAAGTGTCCTACGTACTGAGGGGGAGTAATCTCTCTACTTACGTCAAACATAATAACTAGTACGTAACTAAGAACCATCCTTCTTCCATGTTACATCTTTGTATCCTTCACAGGCATTAAGGTATCTAGCCATAGTAAATAACATATCAGATAATCTATTAAGATAACGTAGTGTAACAGGGTTAACATTACCTAGAGCTATACAGTTACGCTCTGCTCTACGGCAGATCGACCTAGCTACATGTAATTGAGAAGCTGTTTTGTATCCACCAGGTAGGATAAACTCTCTTAAGACTTCTAACCTGCTACTTAGATCATCAATAATTTTCTCTAGTTCAGTAACTTTAGAGTCTTGTATTGTGTTTGTATTAGGTGTAGCTAGTTCTCCACCTATATCAAATAGTATGTGTTGTACTTTATGTAGAGCATCTCTAATTATAACAGGCATAACTTCTGACATAGATAGACCTATAAAAGAATTAAGCTCATCTACTGAGCCTATGGCTTCTATTCTATCCGATGACTTACTAACTCGTTCTCCATTGACTAAACCTGTTTCCCCTTTGTCTCCAGACTTGGTATATATTCGTGTCATGTTGGAACCTTTATTATCATAATGGGTTTTTCTAGCTTCTGGGTATATTTAATTGCATAATGAGTGCCTTTGCTTTTAGTATCCCAGATTGCTAGAACCCTATCTGCATTGTCTAACATCTGTTTAGTACGTATAAAAAAGTATTTACTATCAAACTCTACTGTAGTATCTAGTAGGTGATAAGGTAAGAACTCTATAACATCATGCCCATGTGACTGAGCATAATGTTTAGATAAAGGATCTACACCTTTAGCACTACCTAATAAGAATGTTAAAGTAGAGGTAGGAAGATCTTTAACAAACTTATCTATAATAGGTAGTACCTTATCTGCAGAAGAAAGGCTTCTGCTACCTACAATACATATTTTCATGTTTCTTTATACCAAGCACATTGTATCCTGAATATTAATAAATCAATAAGTATATAACTTACAACGTATTCATTAACTTGTGCTTCTGTTAATTCAATACCTACTTGCATACCACATATTGTATGTAATGTAACTGTCATTAGATTATCTCACAGCTTCCTGAAGAACATGCTAACTCTTGAGCTCCTGTAGTATTGTCGTCTTCTTCAACAAACTCAGACCAGTCTATAGTTTGTGGAGTTACTTTGTATAACTCTTTATACTGTTCTACTGTAGCATCTTGGTATGGAGCTTGAGCATAAGTATGATCACTGTGTGGTAAGAAAGAAATACCTGATACTTCATCAAAATGTTTCCATACCCAAGCACCTACTTCTACCCATTCTTCTTCTTTAACTGAGATAGTAACTGATGGTTTATGTTCACACCAGTGTCGTTGATATACTAACCAGTTTTCTAACTGCTCAATGGCTGTCTTATCATTACGAGTAATAGCATTCTTAGGAGCTTTGATAGGAAAACTAAACACTGCTGTTTCCTTAGGGTGATTAATTTCATCTTCTACTTGTACACCTTTATCTTTTAGAAAATCGTAAATAGGATCCTTTTTATCCATCCTAACAGTTCGTATATAATAATCATGGTGACGAGCATGAATGCCACTGGCAGAGTCCACCAATTGAGATACTGTACCACTAGGCTTAACACATGTAATACTCGCTGAGACAGGGATGTCCAACTGCTTTGCCCATTTTTCGTTTGTTTCTCTTGACACATCTCGTAACCTTTCTAACATCTTAGGATCAGGATTAGAAGTAATCTTAGCATCCATAATACCTGTTAGTGATACACCTAGTAATCTCTCTTCTTCTGTATTCTTTTTCCATTCAGCAGATAAGAAGTGAAAGTTAGTAAAGGTAGACTGTATAGTTCCTAGGATAGTAGCTAGTTTAACTTTACGTTTTAAGTCTGCTTCTGTATCACCTTCTCTGACTACAACTTCTGTTAAGTTACAGAATTGTTTATCTCTTAGAATAATTTCTGAACATGGGTTAGTACCATAAGGTAAATCTTTCTCACGTCTACCCCACCTAGCTGCTTGTTCTTGTGCAGCAACTCGATTGAACATACCACGTTCACCTGATTTAGACTTAACTAATGATAACCATTCTTCCATGAATGTTTCTACATCAGGTTTCTCTGTATATGCTACTGAGTTATTAGCTAAATTTCTCCAAGGAAAAGCATCAGGTAAATACCAAGCACCCATCTTAGCTTCTCTCATACGTTTATCTGTTAGGTTAGATAAGGAGATAAGAGCAGATCGTCTAACACCACCAACTACAACAATCTGCCCTATCTTGCACATGATGTCATGTACTTCGATAGAGGTCAGTTTTCTACCCTTTGCCTGTTTAAAAGTATCTATCACAAATACAAATAATTTTTGTAAAGGTTCAGGACCAGATGCACGACCACCGAATGTTTTTAATCTTGCACCTGCAGGTCTTACTTTAGAGTAATCAAAGTTAGGGATATCACCTTCATAGAGAGAGGAGATGAGTTTCTTAAAGGCTTTAGCCCAACCCAACTTACTGTCTTCGACTACAATAACATCGTCACAGTTATCAATTTGTTTAGGAACTTCAGGTAGTTTGTTAATGTCTTGTCGTTCACAAGAGAAACCAACTCCTGTTCCATTCATAAGTATATATAATGCTTCACTGAAAGCTCGTTTGTTGTTTACAGCTAGGTAACTACAGTTATATGCTGCAATATTATCACGATCACATGCCTCTCCTGCTGTCATTAACAGTCTCATAGAAGGCATAACATCTAGTTTTAGTATAGCTTGTCTGAGTTCAGAAAGAGTTTTCTCATAACCTGAGTGTTTAGATCTAATGTATTCTATTAATCTATCTACTGTTTCTTCCCAAGTTTCTCTGCGTTTCTTTTCTGGTAGGTATCTAGCGTATCTAGAGGAATGTATTACTTGTTGAAATACACTAGGTAAGTTAGTCGTTGCTGTAGTCATAAGTGTTGTATCCTTTATTATTATCTATCACAAACTGCTGAAGGTCTTCCTGATTCTCTTCAACCTTATCTCTGAAAGTATTTACAAGTTCTTCAGATGTAATGTCTAACATCTCTAGAAGAGTAACTTCATCTACATTGTAAAGTTCTTCCATGAGTTCTTGAAAGGTGAGGTTCATTTCTTTTTCTCTACCTTGTTATCTTTATCTTTCTTACGAAAAATTCTATCAAAGTTTTCTTCAAACTTTTTATTATTAGCTTTGGAATTAAACTTTGCTTGTTCATACTGTGTCATTTTGAAACTCCTTAAGCATTTCAATAAAATGAATTGCTTTGTTTAGATCTTGTATACCACCTTTATCTCTCCAACGACAAAGGTATTTGATTAC